ATATCCCCTGAAGAATGGGAAGAGCTAAGAGAGACGGACGAGCAGGACGTAAAACAATACCGGGATACGAAATCGCTGATGGGCGGGCTTGCTAGCTCAGGCGATACGGAATGAGCAAGCTTGAAGTGTGCTTGCTGTTCGCCTTGTTCTTTGCTGGCTATATCTGCGGTGCCGTTATGGCCGTTCATTTTGGAGAGTTAATATGCGGATGAATAAGAACCAGCTTGCCGCGTTGCATCGCAAATGGCTGCAGCACGATCAGGGAAAGAGCTTCCTTGCATTCCGCCGCACCGTGTCCCGCTTGCCCTTAGAACAATGTGTGCTGGTTCTCTGGTGTGGAATGTACTTAGGCATAGAAGCAGACGGGTACACTCACAGCTAACAACGGCTAATATTCAGGAGACTTGGGGGGCTTTGTGCCTCCCTTTTTTTATGCCGACGTGATTACCCCGTAACCTGCAGAGATACCATGCGTTTCTGTAGTGTGTGCCTGATTTGGATAGGCCGTATTGCACGCCTGCCCCCTCTCTCTGCCAGCCCAAAAAGGGCCACTGGGGGATTTGTCGGTATAGTTAAAACAATGCGCGCACGGCCCTACGTATTTAGCCGGTGGTCTAGGGCATGGTGGCGTAAAAAAACCCCGGAGAACCGAGGTGCATAATGTATATTATGGATAGGGCTTAACATCAACAAAAACAAAGACTTAGCAAAGGGGGGCGCGCATGGGCCACTGGGGGGGTGGGTATATCTGTATGCAATGTCGATGTATTTTTATGATTTTTTACCCCTACCTGAATAATTACCGTTATTTTTCAATACCTTATGACCTAACACGGCTAATGGCCTGTAAAAAGGAAGCCTCACTTTCTTATTCTTTGTAATTATATTACAATTTTGGGTAATAATATTACAATAAGGGCTAATATTAGGGGGTTTACATATATAGACCATTGGGAGTAATGTAATTACTATTATACACCTGTTTTCAGATTTGTCAAGCATAAAATGCACTATTTTACTTTTTTCTCTTGACAACATGCCCATTCGTATATATAATAGTAACTTAGCAGTCACAAGCCTGTCTACGTCTTATCAACATATATATATTTATAAAAAATGTAAGAGCAGGGATAAGGCTTTTGTTACTTGCTTACCCCCTTTACAAACAAGATTTAACATAATGCCTTATCAAGGCCCTTTTGCATCGTATATCATGATTAATCAAACTGATAATTACTGCGCCTCTTGCTCCTGTGATGATAGAGGCTGTCACTGTGCAGAAGCTACAGCTACTTCTGAGCATGAGTCAGCCCCGTGCCCTCAGTGTGACTGCGGAGACTGTCAATGTAAGAACATGTACAAAAGTACAGGCTGGGCAAAACCAACAGTGGAGATGGAGTGATGGCTAATAAATTTTTAGAAAGCTTTAATAAAGCAAACAAGAAGCTTTCTGCAAAAGATTTTAAATCTAAAAAGGATTACTATCCTGCCAAGAAGAATCTTCTTCTTGATGAGATTACAAAAGTAAACAAAGTCCTTAAAAAGAACCCTGATAATAAAGAGGCCTTTTACGCTAAAGACGATTTGCTAGGTCGGTTGGACTTTGTTGAACAATCAACAGGTTTAAAAGAATCAAAAACCCCTCTATCGCAAGGGCGGAAAGCCAGTGGCGGCAAGGTATATGCAATGAACCGCAACATGGGTGGCCCCATACGCAAACCGAGGATGAAGTAATGAACTCTCGAAGAACAACGATTGCTGGTATTACAGGCACTCCTGCAGAAAAGAGGCGGGATAAAGAAAAAAAGAAAAAAGAGAGAGAGCCTAATTTAGAATTTGCCTATGTTCAAGAACCTTTCTATGCGAGAGCCGAATCTAAACCCAAGCCCAAACCTAAACCCAAAGGCCCTGCAGTCACTGTAGATGAGAGTGCATTGCCTCCCAAACGGGCTAAACAACCTACAACAGTTATTAGTGGCGGTGGTCGCAGGGGGCCAAAGAACCCATCAGGGCGTATAGTTAAAGAATACTCTAACCCGCCTCGTAAGGTAAAGACAAAGTAATGCCAGCCAAAGAACAACTCCAGCAAATCTCCAAGGAGCTAGTCAAAGCCTCCAAGCTGCACAAGCGGCAATCTAAGAAGGTAGCAGCGATTAGTCGTAAGGAATATGCAAAGGGCGGTGGAGTTCGTAAACCTGATGTAATGCCCAAAGGCAAAGGAATGAAGCGACCTACCCAAGAGGGCGCTGGAATGACTGATAAGGGTATTAAGGCTTATCGTGCGGCTAATTCCGGCTCTAAGCTAAAAGGTGCAGTTACTGGTGAAGTAAAGGCAGGATCAAAGGCGGCTAATCGCAGGAAGTCCTACTGCGCTCGTTCTGCGGGTCAGATGAAAGACTTCCCCTCTGCGGCTAAAGACCCTGACTCGCGGTTGCGACAGGCTAGAAAGAGATGGAAATGTTAAATGTCCTTATATGAAAATATTAATAAACAAAAAAGGGCTGGCACAAGTCGGTCTAAGAGCAAATCAACGATTAGTCCAAAGGCTTATAAAAACATGCAAAAAGGTTTCCCTGAGAAAAAGAAGATGAACTATGGGGGTATGGCTACAGGCTCCATGCAGCAGAATCCGCAGGAAAGTCTTATGGATATGCAGGATACTAAAAGAATGGTAGCCCCTGCTATGGCTAAGGGCGGTAAAGTTAATCCCGGCATGGACGCTCTGGGCAAGAAGAACCCCGCCGTTGCAAATAAGATTCTAGGTAGAAAAGAATATGCAATGGGTGGTGGAGTTCGTAAAGTTAACTACTAATGGTAAGCAATCTATTAGCCCAGAATACGCGTAAGAAGCGTGAGTTGACTGAGAAGCAGTCCTCCTATTTAAACGCTCTCATGGCTAATGGTGGTAATAACGCTGCAGCATTGCGCGAAGCGGGCTACGCCATTACTAGCGGCAATGACGTTATGAACTCCCTTGCAGATGAGATTATAGAGCGGGCTAAGAATATGCTAGCCGCTAACTCTGTAAAAGCGGCTTCAGGGCTAATAAACGCTCTGGACGATGACGGAACTACCCCCCGCGCAGAGCTAAGGATGAAGGCTGCAGAGTCTATCCTTAACCGGGTAGGTGTTGGCAAGCATGATGTTATTGAACATAATGTAACTGCGCTTCACGGAGTAGTCCTTCTCCCCTCTAAAGCAGGGCAGCAAGAGCCTATCATTATAAATAATGATTAGTTTGTACGTACAGATTAATCTATCCCGCACTGAGAAACCGAATAGCTACCTGTGCTATAACAAGCAGTATGGTAAGCGCTATAAAAAAGTCACCATTCATCAGCAATCCTCGTTGGACGTTGAAGCAGTGGTAGCAGGGGGTTTTGCCTTTAATAGCGGGCTAATCCCCAGCCAAAAAGATATAGGCACGTAAAATGGCGTCCAAGGATAAATCCACGCAGGATCAGCTAGTAGATACTAGCTTTAAAATAGCTAAGGCTATTGCTAACTCTCCTAACGGTCAAGAGCTTCTGAATAAAACCCTGTTTAAGATTCCTGCTAAAGCGCTTGCAGGAACAAGATCTGGTAAGGAAGTAACAGTTGAAGATGCTGTCACGATCACAACTCTAGCGATTAAAGGGCAAGATCTGTACAGTAAGGGACGGGATAGCGAAGTTACTGCTGAAATGGCTAATGCTCTTATAAAATATGTTGACATCCTTCCTTCAGAAATAAAGGCGAAGTTTACAGGCTCTGTAAACAAACCCGGTGGTAGTGTTTCAGCCCCTGTTGGCAGAGGTAGGGCGGGTCTTAAAATGCCTGACTTCAACAATCCAGAAACTGCCAGTGCTTTTTATGAACATCCTAGAGGCTCAGTTTCTGTGGATCCTAGAGGTATCTCAGCCGAGGGCAAGTTGGGTAAGGCAGGGCCTTTTGATATGTCCGTTTCAGGTAGAGTTGACAGGTCAGGTAATGCCTACGCAGGTATACGCGGTAAGGCAAAGTTTGCAAAAGGCGGTCACGTCAAACAATATTCAAACTCACCAAGGAAACCAAGACTAAAGTAATGGTTGACAAAGCTAACGCCACTGAGGAGCCTGTAAAGCGTGCTGTGGGCCGTCCTAAGCTAGCCAAGGGGGTAAAGGGCAACTACCACATGTCCGCCCGTGAGAAGGCTAGGAGAGCCTCTCAGACGGCTATACTGAATGCTAACAGAGCAACGAAGAAGGCCCAGCTAAAGGCTGCTAGCGCTAAAGCTAAAAAAGATAACATAAAAAGAGTTGAACAGGCCCTTTTTAATCCCGAAGGGGCAAGAGTAATTGACGAAGACGTACTTACTAGTGTACCAAAAAAAGTAAGGGAGTTAGTTGAGGATGAAGCAGAAGTTATCTTCAAGCCCAACGCGGGGCCTCAGACTGACTTTTTGGCAAGTCCTGAAAGGGATGTGTTTTATGGCGGTGCTGCTGGCGGGGGGAAGTCTTATGCTCTTCTTGCTGATCTCCTGCGTTATTGTGATAACCCCAATCATCGCGCCCTTATTATTCGTCGCACATTGGATGAACTTACAGAACTGGTTGACAAGAGTAAGCAACTATATCCTAGAGCTTTTCCGGGGGCCACGTTCAGAGAAGCAAAAGCAATGTGGCAATTCCCCTCTGGAGCTACGGCTTGGTTCTCCTACCTCGACAAAGACAAAGACGTAACTCGCTATCAGGGTCAGGCTTTTACGTGGATAGGCATTGATGAGATTACGCATTATCCCACACCTTTTGTATGGGAATACTTGCGTTCCAGACTTCGTACAACAGATCCTGCAATAAATTCATATATGCGTTGCACAGGAAACCCCGGTGGGGTAGGCGGCTGGTGGGTCAAGAAGATGTACATTGATCCTGCCCCGGCTAACGCCCCTTTTGCGGCAACTGATGTAGACACAGGCAATGCTCTTTTATGGCCTGACACAGCAACGAACGGTAAAGCAGGTCAACCGCTCTTTCTTCGTAAGTTTATTCCAGCGCGGTTGACCGATAACCCCTACCTAGCAGAAACTGGCGAATATGAAGCTATGCTACGGTCGCTCCCAGAAGTTGAGAGAAGACGACTTTTAGAAGGGGATTGGGATGTCGCGGAGGGAGCGGCGTTTCCTGAGTTTTCTCGCAATATTCACGTTGTGGATGCGTCACAGATGCAAATACCTGCGGGCTGGTTGCGGGTAAGAGCAGCGGATTATGGCTATGCTGCCCCTTCCTGTGTCCTGTGGGGGGCTATTGATTGGGATGATACCCTGTGGATATACCGTGAGTTTTATGGTAGCGGTCAAAATGCAGAGCAGTTAGCCCACACTATCACCGCGCTAGAGGGAAATGATCCAAACATGTACTATTCTGTGTTGGATGCTTCCTGTTGGAATAAGACGGGCAGCGGCCCTTCCATTGCAGAGACGCTTATAAGATGTGGGGCTAGGTTTACCCCCTCTGATAGAAATAGAATGGCAGGTAAGCTGGAGTTGCATCGCAGATTGCAGATTGACCCCATTTCAAACCTGCCAAGAATAAAAGTGTTGTCCACCTGTACTCATCTTATTCGCACTTTATCCGGCATTCCCCTGTCCAAGACTAATCCTGAAGATGTAGATACAAAGGCGGATGATCATGCCTACGATGCTTTGCGGTATATGTGTATGACTCGCGCACGGGGCCACCTCACTATTAACAGTATGATGAATAAGATGAAAGAAGCAAAACCTAAACCCTTTGATTCTACCTTTGGTTATTAATCATGGTTGATTTACCCGTTAAGTCCCTTAAAGAAGCCATACCTGCTGCGCGTTTAAAGCAGTTAGGCGTAGTAAAACCCGTTACTATTACATCAGAAGGTGCAGGTCTTATCCTTCGCCTTATGAAGGATACAGGGAGAACGGCTCAAGGAGCCTTTGTTGAGCTTCAGAAGAGGCTTGAAGCGGCAAGGATTACAGCTAAAGATACTGTTGCTAAACGGGACGTTGAGTCTTTAGTAGATCGCTACTTTCCCGATGGGATAGGCGGCACAGAGAAGAGCCTGAACGAAGCAAAGATATATGAACAGGCTCTGTTCGATGCGGGTTTTCTGGAAGACGGTGACCCCGGCCTTAAGTCGTTAGACGCGGACTTTAACAGAATCCCTAAGCAGGGGCGTAACAGGCGGTCAGCGGAAGGAAAGAGGCTACTCGACATAAAAGAGAGTGGTGGAGTACCTACAGTAGTGGGTAGAGACAGAGAAGGTAAAATAGTTCTTGACAAGGAGCGTGTTAGGCCCTATAATTACAGACTAAGCACTTCAGCGTTAGAAGCCTTAGAAACTATTAAACTTCCTTCTTTTGCTGCTCAACCACTAACACAAGAAATACAGGCAGGGGAAAGAAAACGGCTAGCCCCTGAAAGAGCAGAGGCAA